AGTTGCTACACTAGAGCCTACTATAGCGCCTACTATTTTTATAACTGCCATTACTTCGATTACGCTCATTTCTTTTTAATTAAAATGTAAATAATACCAATAACACCACTCATTAATTCAATATAATAATATATGCCTTGAAAAAAAACCTCATTAAATAGATGTCCAATAGTAAGGAAAAAATAAAATGATGTAGCCATATTGCGAATAGCTTTAAATAAAGCATAAGCAATTAAACTATTAACAATAGACATACCTATAAAATAAAGGTTTATTCTCAAATCTGATCCAAACGCTAAAAGGTTTTGTCCATATAAAACAATAAGATACAAAATAACTCCGATATATGTTATCTTTTTTAGCACGGTCTTTGATTTAATTTTTTATCTACTGACAATGAAGCATTCAAAGCATCAAATTCTACAGTATTTAATGCTTCTATTTGAGCATGAACACTATTTGCTGCAATTTCTTCTGAGTAAAACATAATACCAAAATCTTTATTACAAATTACTCTTTTATTTTTAGAATTGATTAAGCCTATTTGTTTATCGTTTAATGCTTCTATATCTGTTTTTAAGCTCATTTTATTTAAATTTTATTTGTTTTAATTGTTCTCTTTTATCTATTTTAATTTTATTCAAATTTATTTGTACTGCTAAACATATAGCACCTATTACGATACCGTTAATGTTAGCTTCCATATCTTCTCTACTAAACTCTTTATCGTAAAACTTCTCTTTACTGTATCCAATAGCTAATGAAGTAACCATACTTGTTAATATAGATAAGCCTGCTCTATTAGTTGTTTTATACATTGCATATCCACCAACTTGAACAATAGCATGACTAGCTAATTTGTGCTTTAGTTTGTCATCTTTAATAATTTGTGCTTTAGCCATTACAGGAATTAAAGCGATAATAATAATTAATTTTTTCATAGTTTATTTATTTAGTTTAGGCAAATATACTAAAAATTAATTAAGGTGCTTGTAGTATTCTTTGTGGCATTTTAATATATTCTTAATTGTTGTTGTTTTTTATTTACCAACCTTTATTCTTAATGAAGTTAGATATTAACCTTGTCCTTATAATACCGCCTGCTGATGACTCATGTATGCTATCAGTTCTTAAACTTCTAGGTACAATGTTATTTGAAACGTCTAATAAATCTCCTACACTACCGTTGTTTGCTGCCTGCAACTCTGTTAAACATTCTACGTAATGACCTGCACCAACGTGAGCTTGTATTGTTGCTACTTTAGCATCCCATAAAATACGTGCAGCACTACCCTCTGCATCTTCAGCAGGGCTTGGCTGTACCCATACCCATCTATTATGTGTTAAATGTGCTACCATTGCATCAATAGAAGATATTGCTACTGCTGCTGAATCCGTAAGTCCTCCATCCATTATTATCAAAGTATCTCCATAACTTGTTGTAGCTCCATCAAATCTTATTTTTTGGTCTGCCAATGTCGAACTACCCACGCCATCAAAAGTATAATCTAATATATTATTAGTTCCATTGTTAACTAAGTTATAGGTAAAATCATTCATCACTACAAAGCTATCTCCTAATAAATAAATGTTTGGCTTTGATACTTGTATCATTTTTTTAACACTCACATTGTCCATACTTCCAGTAAAAGCACCGTCAGCAAAAATAATATTACCGTTAGATACCGTTGAGTTTAAAATTGTTTTAAAATTACTGTTTGCGTTATATATTCCAAAAGGAGAAATATTACCACCAACATAAACCCTTAACCCTCCATCTGAAAAATTTGAAATCTCAGTATCAACAAAATAATAAGTATTTGTTGACAACCCTATATTTTGATAAAGAGAGTTAGTGCCGCTATTTATAAAGTTTGCATTACCTCCGCTTATCGTTGTTCCTGTTCCTTTAGTCCAATTTGCATCAACATCAAAAGTTCCATTAACAACCATTTCATTAACGCTTACCCAATTAATCCCGTTCAAACAAAATTCATCGCTTGAAGTAATTGATACAGCAGTCCCATTACTTCCATCACTACCGTAATCTATTATAGTAGATGTAGCACTTAAATCTTCATTGATTCTGTAATCTCTTATTGGAATAGTTGTTGATACTGTACGGTCGTAGATTAATACGTCTGATGTAACACCGTCAAAAAAAGCACCTCCATTATAATGACCTATCTCATTAAAAATATAATCTCCGTTATCTGTTTGAGTTCCATAACTAATGCCGTCAACAAAAAGCTCAATAGATGTTCCAGTTCTAATAACTTTAACAGAATGTAACTTTCCATCATCCATTGCAGGAATACCTGTAAAATCTCTATTTGTTGCTAAGTTAGTTTTAAACCTTAAAGATGTAGATGTAAGTAAATAAAGCCAACCATTATTATTATCGCTTTTACCCAATATCATTTTACCATTAGCACTCGTTAAAAACTTAACATTTATAACGAAATCTCCAGTAAGTGTTACGGTTGGAATAGTATAATAATCAGCTGTACCATCTAAAGTCGTGAAGTATCGGCAAATCTCTGTTATACCTTTAAAGAAGTCTTTTTGATTGCCAACTTTATTAATACCATCAAAGGTAACATTTTGGTAAAAACTATATTGGTCGTAAATAGGTTCTGAATGAAAAATTCCTATTGCTTTGTACCAATCCCATTGGTTATAATACACGATACCGTTAACAGTACTATTTTGAAAAAAGTCTTTTTGATTATTAACAGTAACACCATTAACAACCATACTATTATAAAAGTCCCTTTGGTTTCCATTTTCGTTTCCGTCAAAACTTTCAACACCTACGGAAGCCCAAAAACTAGCGTCTATTGTAATCATTTATTTTTTTTCTTTAAGTAAATTTTAATCTTTTCTATGTTCTTTTTCATATTATCCTAAATAAATACCGTTAAAATATGAACTTGAATTTGGCCTTATAGTATCACAAGAATCTGTTAAGTTGCAATACAAAGGAAACAAGTCTTCATTGCTCTTTAAATAGTTTGTAACTCTTTGACTCATATATTCAGCTAAATCTCTAATCGAACCCCTTAAATAATGTATTTCGTTTAACTCACTACTTTCAGAATTTTCTGAAGATTGTGTTGATACTGATTTATTAGTTAATTTATAGTTGATAAAAGGTAAACATTCATAAACTACCCACTCTTTTAAACAAGGTTGAATATAATCATCTAATAATATCTTATTGTTTCCTGCAATAGTATCTCCTTGAATATTAGTAATAATATCATTAAATAAATCACTACCTAAAATTGCTTCAATATGTACGTTTTGACTTGAAATTATAAAAGGCTCAAGTAATTCATTAGCAACATCGCTATTAATTACGGTGTTATCTCGTAGAAATTCTACGCTTAACATTAAAGTATTATTATTCGGCATCTTCTACGGTGTTAATTTGTTGTTCAAAAGATTGAATACCTTCCAATTGTAAGTCAGGAACTCCATTAATTTTAGCTATCTTATTATAAGCCCTTTCGATTGTTGTTTGTTTTGCTTTGATCACATTTACATTAAAAACAGTTTCAGCTTCTATAATTTCATCCGAGCTTCCAAGCTTACCACTTACAGCAACACCAGCAACAACTGGAGATGCTCCGTGTGCTACAATAATGTTTTGTTGTATTTGCTCTTCTAATTGTAAAAAGCGTTCATCTGAAGCGTTTAAATTAACTGGAATAAATTCAGGAGCTCTATCTTTACTTTCTGAAAAGGTAACAAAAACTTCAGAACCGTTATCAGTTCCAGCATATTGTTTTGTAAGTTTCTTCTTAATATCTTTCATTTCTTCATCAGTTGGAATACCACCAGTAAAAGAAATTATCATTGAAGGAGTGAAACCATTCTTAACACTTGACAAATGAAAGTTTGCAATTTCTTTATCTAATTCAATCCAATCAACAGAACTAATATAATCAGGGTAAGTGTAGTAATCAACTCCTGGTCTGTATTCTGTAAACCAAACTAATTGAGTTAATTCGTCTTTATACCTTTCATCAAAACCTTGTATTAATTCTGGCTTGTATTTAGCTTTACGGTATTGACTCCAATCAGCACTTATATAAAAGTATTCAATCCCTTCAGCTTGTCTTTGAGCCATAACAGAATCATCATCTAGTTGCTTTGCTATTCTTACTTTACTAAAATCAACATACGATTTACGTGCAATGCTTTTTTTATCCTTTGACCAAGTAACAGCAAAACAACCACCGCCATAAGTCATTAAGTCCCAAGCATTTTTAACAGCTATTTCATTGCAATCTTCTTTACCAAAATCATTAGCTATAAAATTAGCGTTTTCAGGTGTTTCAATAAAGCCTTTACCAGCAGTCATATTGACCTTTTTACGAACTAGTGAATTATGTTTTGAAGATGTATTTAATAATTCAATTAAATATTCACCATATTGATTATTTAAACCATAGTTAACCCACTCTTGTTTCCCTTCTGAAAAGGTAGGAGTATTTTCTTCTCTATTCTTTGAGAAAGTAAAAAAGTTTGCTGGTAGTGTTTTCTTATCCATTATAAACCGTTTTTGTATTAGGTTGTTCTGTATATTCTTTTATAATTGGTAATTTAATACCATCTACTTTAACCTTACCAAGTTCAACAACAGCCCCAGCATTTGCAACCAATAAATTAGTTGGAGAAGATTGCTCATAAACCTTATAAGTATAATATCCGTTTACTTGTAAATTGATAACGCTGTTTAATAAATCTTCAACCCCTTCAGTAAGTTCAATTATAAACTCATTGTAACGTGGTTTGTTAGTAGATATATCAACTCCAGTAAATAACTTGCTAGTATTAGTATCTTCATCCGTAAACTCAAATAAATAGTAAACAGGGCTTAACGTTGTTTTTTCAAACAAGGTAAATATTGATGTATTTGTTGAACTTCTATTTAGTAGAATCATTCTTTTTCTTTTTCTCTTTAACTTCTTCTTCAAATAAAAACCCAAAACCTTTTTGAATATAGAAAGGGATTAATTTAGTTGTGATTGTTGAAGTGTTAAACTTTGGTAAATTACCATTGCTTACTTCAATATCAATATATTTTTTCTTTAGTTTCTTCATATCAATAATAAAAGTATAAAATTAAATATTGTTTTAAATTATTAATTAAACCAAAAAACCCCATACTCGATATTCAAGTATGGGGTTAATCAGAAAAGAGAGCCTTTTATGCTGCTGTCGTTAACGTTCCAAAAGCCGTAGAGCTTAACTCATAAGCTGGTTGTGGTTCGTTTCCTAAGATAGTTAACGCTAAACCGTTTAAATCTCCAAACGCTTGACCGTTAGAAGTAGTTGAAGCACTTAAATCAGCACCGTTTACCAATCCTAACCACCAATATAAACCATTATTATCTTCAACAATAACGTGCATTGAAGTTTTAGCTAGTAATTTAAGAACGTTTCTCTTAGCTGCATCAGCCTTTGGAAAATTCATTGTTAAAGTTTGAGTGTAGAAGTTAGTTCCATTCTCAAGAGAGTGGTTTCCTTCTTCACTATTTGAAGCTGATTGAGGTCTAAACTTGAAAGTATAGAACGTTTCAGCACTTGTTACAGTATCAATAACATCTTCAGCATCATAAGTGAAAGTCGTTGCATCAGAATAAGCTCCAATGTAAACATTCTTAACCCCACCTATTGAATCTTGACAAGCTAAAGGAATACCGTTTGTTAATACGCAATTTGCCATAATTTTATAATTTAATTTTTGTTTATAAAAAAAAGGGTAGGCAAATCTTACCTACCCTCTTTTAAGTTAATTTATTTACTTCTTAGTTAGAAACTATTCTTTCTGGGAAAGCAAAGTTAAATCCTATCTTCATTTTTTGGATAACTCTAACTTCATCATTATCTTCAGAATAAAAGATTTTGAAAGATTCTGCATCGTTTAATAAATCAGTTCCTACAAATAAGTTAGAAGTTTCAGCTAAGAACATTCTAGCTAATCCGTTTAATCCACCTACTCCAACAACTTTTACATTAGTTCCTGGTACATATTGCTCAAACTGTCCTAATTGATTTTCAGCACCATCATAGTGGTAAAGATTTGCGTCTCTTAAAGCAGCTGCATAAATTCTATATTCAGCGTACCCCATAAACAATACTAAGTTATCAGAAGCAACAACATCAGCAGGAATAGCAGCGACCATTTCATCAACAGCAGCTACGATATTAGCAGCATCCATTGCCAAAGCAGTTCCAGTAACAACAGCACCATCAGCGTCAA